TCCGGCTTAACTCACCAAGTCGGCGCAGCAGATACGGCCCGAGATCGGCCTACCGGATGATGCAGCGAGATTGAAATTCTCACTCACATAACATCATGTCCGATTATTCTGCTTCACTCACGATCCCCGATCACTTCCGCCGACAGTTCTCCACCCAATGGGAAATGGAACTGCAACAAGCCAATCAGAAGTTTGCTTCTGCTGGCACTCTTGAATCCGCTTGGTCCTCCAAAGAATACGTTTGGACTGACCTCGACATCATCGAAGCCGCTGAGACCACTGGTCAACGCTTTGGCGACAGCAACCCGTCCGACGTTGGCGGTGGTAAGCGCAAAGGCTACCAGCGCCAGTTTGAAGTTGGCATCAAGCGCGACCAGTGGGACAACCAGTGGCTCAACACCCAAGCCCTTCCTGATTCTGATATCATCATGAACATGAAGGCTGGGTTGAACCGGAAGATGGACTCCGTGTTCATTGAAGCCGCCACTGCCGCCAGCCTTGGTGGTGCCGATCCGTTCAACACCTCCATTGCCCTTCCTGCTACCTCTGAGATTGCAGTCAACTACGCTCTGACTGGTGCTGCCACCAACATTGGTCTGACCCCGTACAAGATTCTGGAAGCCGTAAAACGCTTTGAGACCGCTGAAGTGGACGTCGAGCAGGAAGAGCTTTACCTCGCCATCAGCCCTCGCCAGAAGCTGGACCTCGTCACTTTCGTTGCTTCCGCACCAAACGACATCTGGGCCAAGATCGTTGGTCAGTGGCTCTCCGATAGCCAGACCGGCAAGCCGACCAAGCTGATGGGTTTCAACACCATCATCAGCAACCGTCTGTTCACCACTGGTTCTGCCAGCACCGACGTTCGCACCTGCGTTGCCTTCACCAAGTCCGCCTTCAAGGTCTCTCCGATCTCCCAGCGTCTTGAGATCGACAAGCTGCCAACCAAGCGCCATGCCCTCCAAATCATGAGCTACGCCGCCTTTGGCGCAGTTCGTGTGAAGGACGAAAAAGTGCAGGTCATCTACTGCGACGAATCCCCTTAATCGCAAGCCCTGAAACCCCTACCCCTTAACTGAAAAAACATCATGGCTACTTACTACTCTGACATCGAAACCAAGCGCCGCACCCCGGCTCTTTACACCATCGTTGACGGTGCCAAGCAGGAAATCGAAGTGCGCTTCATGCGTTTCCTCGTGACCGTCGCTGGCACCGAGGCAAACGGTGAGTTCCACGTTCTGACAAGCCAACTGCCTTCCGACAACATCGAGATTGTTGTCGAGAACTCCCGCATGCGAAAGATCGCAGGGACCGTGTCCAGCACGATGAGCTTGGCCTACGTCCGCGCAGGCTCTGCAACCGTCCTCACCACCGTTGCCGCCTACACTGGTGCTGCCGTGACTCCATTCGTGAGTGCCAACGCTCTGGTCCTGCCAGTGCTTCGCCAGACCGATGGCATCCGCCTCATCTGGGACGCTGTCACCACCGCCACTGCTGGCGCGACCTTTGAGGTCGAACTTGCCTACCGCAAGAAGCTGTAAAATTGGTTCATTGGTTGGCCCCCGGCCTGGACTTGTGCCGGGTCGGGGGTTTTGCTATTTACGCTCATGACTGAAACGACACTCGCAAACCTTGCCCTCGGGCACATTGGCATGGCACGGATCGCGGACCTGTCAGAGAACACCGTTACGGCAGAGCATGTGCGCCGGATGTTTGATGCGGTCAGGGACAACCTCATGCGGGCGTACCCTTGGAATTTCGCGGTGCGCCGGATGCAACTGACGGCATCTGCGACCGCTCCGGCGTTTGAATACACCTACGCTTATCCGTTGCCCAGCGACTGTCTCCGGGTGCTGGAGATCAACGGATGTCCTCCCGGCGTAGGCAGCGTGCCGTTTGAAATTGAGGGCACCGAGGTGCTGACCAACCTGACCACATGCAAGCTGCGATACCTGCGGCGAGTGGAGCAAGTCAGCCTGTGGGATGCCAACTTCTGTGAGTTCTTTGGATACGAGCTTGCCAAGGCAATTGCCCCTTCCTTTACTCTCCAGACCTCTGCCATCCAGATGCTTGACGCACTGGCTGCACCGGCAAGGGCAAGGGCCGAGGAGACCAACGCCGCTGAGACCATGACAAGAGTCATCCCGTACCACGAACGCATGGACTCTTACACCTCTGCCAGATACGGTGCCGGGTTCCCGAATTACCCTGATCCCGTCAACACTGAAATCTACCCATAATGGCACGGATACTAACCAATGCATTCAACGCCGGGGAACTTACGCCGGACCTGATGGGTCGCGTGGACCTTGAGTCGCTGAAAAAAGCCTGCCGGGTATGCCGGAATTTCCTGCCGCGCACGCTGGGCGGGGTGCGTCGTCGTCCTGGGATGCTGTATCTAGGAGAAGCCAAGTACAACACGAAGCAGTGCCGGTTGCTGCCGTTTAACTTCAGCACCATTTCCCGGTTCGTGTTGGAGCTTGGCGACGGGTACATCCGGTTCTGGAAGGACGGTTCCCTTGTGCTGTCCGGTGGAGTGCCGCTTGAGCTTGCCGCACCTTGGACCGAAGCACAGCTATTCGGCATCCAGATGGTGCAGGTAAACAACCTGATCTTCTTCACTCACCCCAGCTTCCATCCTCAGGAACTGCGCCGGGTATCCGACACTAGTTGGACCTTAGCCGACTTCGCATGGAATTGGCCAGCCATGCGTGACCTGAACGACACGACCGGCACGATGACCTGTTCCGTCACGACTGGCAGCGGCACTTTGACAAGCTCCGTTGCCCACTTCACCAACGAGAACATTGGGAGCTACTACCAGATCACCCACCGCAGGGCAGTGGCTACAGAACAGCTTCCGCTGACGGCAACGGCTACCACAACGGCACTCCGGGTGCTGGGTGCGTGGGAGCTTTATACTTTTGGGAAATGGACCGGCGACTTGTTTCTTGAGATTCAAAAGGTGGACGGCACTTGGCAGACCCTGCGGTCATGGGGCGCAGATAAGGATAACAACATCCAAGCAAACGGAACAGTAGACGATGAAACGTCAATGCGGATGCGGTATGTTGCCGGTTCCCACACTGGAACACCTGATCCTCGGGCAGAACTTGCTGCCATTGATCCATCGATCCACGGCTTGGTTAAGGTGACTGGCGTGACGTCCTCGACTGTTGCCAACGTGACCGTCATCAAGGCACTAGAAGCCACCACCGCTACGCTCGACTGGGCAGAGGGCGCATGGTCTACGCGGCGCGGCTATCCTCGGGCATGTGCCATCCACCAGCAACGACTGACGTTTGCAGGCAACGCCGCAGAGCCGCAGAAGATTTGGGGCAGTGCGATCAACGACTTCAACAATTTCCAGCTATTGGAGTTTGAGGACTCGTCCTATGCCGTGCAGGTGGCAGCACAGGAAGCCAACCCGATTGTCTGGCTGGCTTCACAGGAAGGACTGATCGTAGGCACCGAGGGAGACGAGTGGCTACTGGACAGCGGTGACAGCGTGATCTCGCCAACGAACCCACCGTACAGCAAGCGGAAGACCAAGTTTGGCAGTGCTGACCTACAGGCACAACTGGTGGGCAGCGTCGTCCTGTTCGTGCAGCGGGGCCGCAGGGCACTGCGTGAGTACGTCTTCGCCTTTGATGAACAGGGATACAAGGCACCGGACCTGACGCAGCTTTCCGAGCACATGACCAAGTCCGGGTTCAAGCAATTTGGGTATGCCCAGAACCCAGACAGCATCATTTGGGCAGTGACCAACGACGGCATGCTCCTGTCCTGCACCTACCGGCGGGAGTCTGAGGTGGTGGCATGGGCACAGCATCCAACCAGTGGGTTTGTGGAAAGCGTCTGCACGATCTATGGGGCGAATGATGCCGACGAGGTCTGGTTCTCCGTCCTGCGCGAGATTGACGGCGTGACCAAGCGGTTCATTGAGCGGTTTGATCCAAACCACTGGCAGTTGGTGGACAATGGCGCAGAGGACCGGGCATCGTTGATCTATCTGGACTCTGCGATCCGGCAGGAAAGGGCGATCCCTCCACTGATCGTCACCGGACTAAGTCATTTGGAAGGTGCAGTGGTTTCCGTAATCGTAGAAGGAGCAGAGCAGGCACCACGCAAGGTGATCGGTGGGCAGATCACATTGGACTACGACGAGACTCCCAACGGTGGTGAGTATGTAATCGTTGGCCTTCCATACATGTCCCGTATACAGCCTTTCCTGTCCGATCTCCAGCTACAGGATGGCACCGCTCAGGGCTTGCAGCACCGCACCCCAGAACTTCGGGTCAGGCTGCACCTGTCGGGTGCCATGTCCACAGGTGACAGCGACGTTGGCCCTTTCCGGCCCTTCCTGTTCCGCAACCCGAACCCAACGATGGACGCGGCAGTGCCGTTGTTCACTGGACTGACAGAACCCATTTACCACCAAGCCGGGTTCCTTGACGGCACCAACTTTGAAATTCGCACCGACAGTGCTCAGCCCTTGAATATTCTGATGGTGGTAGCCCATACTGGTATCTATGCACGATGATCTTCCTCACCTGACCGTCCGGCCTTATACGCCAGATGACGCGGTCATGGTCGCCGAGTGGTGGAACTGGCGCGAGTCTTCCACGTTTCCTGTGGCGATCCTTCCTCCGCTTGGGGTGATTGTCTGCGACGAGTCCGGCCCAATGGTGGTGCTGTGGTGCTACGAGTGTTATGGCGTTGGCGTTGCCATGTTGGAGGGCGCAATCTCTCGTCCGAGCCTGTCCTTGGCGCAATCAACTGCGGCATTTAAGGTGGCAGTCCAAGCCTGCATCAGGTTGGCCGGGACGTCAGTAGAACCACCGGCAGAGTTCAGGGTCTTCCGCGCAACCACATTGCCGTCCATTGCACGCATCCTGCGGCAGATGGGCTTTGAGTCCGGCGAGACCCAGTACGTCTCCTCAATCTTTTACAATCCAAATTAATGGCACTTAATCCAGCAACAGTTGCTGCAATTACAAAAATTGGGGGCACTATTTTTAAAGTGGGATCGGTGGTCGCTACCGGCGTTGGTGCCGGGGTATCTTACCAAGCCAGCCAAAACGCTGCCGCAACGAACGCTCAGTTTGCGCTGATGAACGCCCAAGCCGCCACCCAAGGGGCGCAGCAACAGGGCAGCATGCAGGCAGCGCAGGCGCAGCTTGAGGCAATCAAGCAGGGGAAGGCACAGCAAGCCGCCTACGCCAACGCAGCAGGCATCAGGGCACAGACAGAGCGGGAGAGCGGCAACGCGCAGGAGAACATCCGCAGGAGCCGTGAAGACTTTGCACGGATGCTTGCCCAGCAACGTGCAGCTACCGCATCCCGAGGAATCGTGGACACAACTGGATCGCCACTGGAACTACTGGTCAAGGGAGCGGAGACACAAGCCTTGGCCGAAGAGGAGATGCGCTACGCCGACGAGATTTCCCGCCGTCAGGGCTTCCGCTCCGCTGATCTGGAAACGATCCGTGGCGAGACCGCAGGCATCGACGTTGGCATGAGCTTGCTTGCTGCTGCTGCGGCACGGAACAACGCTGCCATGGGAATCAGTCAAGCACGACTGAACCTCTTTGGCGAACGAGCGCAGTCTGCTGGCATGCGCTCAGCCGCAACTGGCAACCTGATCTCTGGCATTGGCGGCATGGCGCGGGATGCTTATTCCTACCGCCGGACCACCAGCACTCCCTACAAGGGCTACAAAGATTCGACCCCAATTCGCAACATAAGCGACACCATCATTTGATATGGCAAGAGGCATCCCCATCCCCTACGAGCAACTCCCTAAGACCACGACCAACCTCGGGGGATTCCAGAAATCTGCCGGGATTGAAGGTCTGAGCACTGACAACTCCGCATCCATCCGTGCGGCAGGTGCCGTTGCCCAAGTCGATCCGCGAGGGTTTATCGTTGCCGAACAGCAAGTGGGTGCCATTGGGCAGGCGATTGCCGGTGAAGGGCAAGCCATCATGGCGATCCGGCTGAAGCAGAACGAGGCGATCAACATTCGGAAAGAGTACGAGGCGAACACTTCGATGGAGATGGCACAGGACCAGATCAACGCCGACCTTGAACTGGAACCGGACGAGACCAAATGGGCAGGAATTGCCGAAAAGCACTCGACTGCATTGCGGGACTCCCTGCTGAAGCAAGACCTGTCGCCGGACGCAAGGGACGCGATCTCCATGAAGATGGATTCATGGCAACGACGCGCATCCTTGGCTGTTACACTGAACTCTGCAAAGCGGTCCAACGACAAAGTGGTGGATGCTGCGATGGCAGAAGTCACTCAACTGGTGACCAGCAAAAATTATGTTCTTGCGGGAACTAAACTAAAAACCTTGGTTGATTCTGGTTTTGTCAGTAAACAGGAAGCGGCAAGGCAAGAGGCTCAACTCAAAAGGCTTGCCGATCAGAATAGGTCATCTGAAGCATTAAAGTTTGCCGCTGAGAACTACGACGTTTTTAAGGCAAACCCAGATCAATATTTAGAAGGACTGGACATTGAAGACCAACTTGCCATCAAGAGCAAAGCGGACCAAATAAACCGTAACAAAATTGCCAACAGTGCAGATGACTTTTCAGACAAAGTTGCAGGGAAGCAGTTTGACACGCTGAAAGACTTAGAGGCGGCATTCCCTGCCGACATGCGTGAGACCACTAGGCTTGAGTTTAAGAACATGTGGAAGCGGATGAACAACGCCGAAACACAGGCGAAGCTAATTGAGGATGCGCCCATGAACTTTTCCCGGTACAAGGACTACGTCAAAGCCTACAACCGAACCGAAGACCCGGACGGCAAACGATTCGTGCAACTAAAGCTGGCAATCGACCAAGCAATCCCTGAAGGACTGCGGTTGTACTTGCTCAATCCCTTAAAGGCCAAGTACAGCGGGACCGGCGGACCACAAATTGCGGATGCCGTGCGTGATACTGTAGACAACATCACCCGTTCCATGTTTGATGCCGGTGGGTTTGGCCAATACAAGAGCCTCCAACAACGTGCCGGTTTTGCCCCAGTTGAAGTGGTGGACGAGAAGAAAAAGATCACAGCCTATGTCGAGCGAGGCAAAGCAGAGATGCACATGGATCAATGGATGGCACAAACTCCCAACGCAACCATCACTCAAGCAACGGAAGAACTGAACAACTTCCGGGCAGGCAAGGCGGCAACGATCCGCGCAACGGTCCAGCCTATGGCACCTCCGCAGGAAATCCCAGAAGACGAGGCGGAACCAACCGCTACACCAGAAACCTTGTCAGAATGGGACTTGGGGCTTCCATCAGTAAGGCAACCAAGGGACAGGGCTGGGCTAACGCCGGGTGCCGCCAATGTTGACAATGTTGAAGACGCAAGTCTGCTTATCCCTTTTCCTCCCGGCACCGATCTTAGTTACGAACCTGCTCAATAATGGCAACCATCCTTAATCCTCTCGCCCCTGCCCCAACTCCAGCCGTTGATTATGCCGCCCTGCGGCAAATTGACCTTCAGCGGCAAGCCTTGGATCATGAGGAGATGTATCTCAACACAAACGCATACATCACGGGGCTTCCACAAGAGCAACAGACTGCGCTAAATAGCTACTTGGAGTGGGCACCTGACCCCGAGGGCAGCAAGCGCAAAAGCGTCAACCGTGGCTACATTGGAGACTTTTACGGACTGCCGGACGAAGCATTGGGAGAGGGCGGATACCAGACCTATCGGGACCGATACGCCCGAGAAGTGCTGGGAGTTCCGCAGGGCGGGAATTTGAACGACGACTCATTCTTTGAGTTGATGAAGGAGCGGCAGCAGAAGCAGAAGGATTTCCGAGGGATTGCCGAATACTTCAGCGACGATGCAATCAAGTCCACGATGGTTTTCCAGCCACAGGATTTGCTGGTAGAGGCTGGTCGCATCAAGAAGGATTCCCAAGCGTTTCCCAACATGAACGAGGAGGACGGGAATCGACTGGCAACGCATTGGTCTGACGTAAGGATGCGGCTTGAGGAGCGGGTTTCTCCATTACGTCCACAGGCGCGGGAGATTTACGACATGCTGTCCAAAGGGAAGCTGGAGCGGTTTGGGGACGAGGCACAGACCTCAATTGAAGGTGCCATCGACCGTTTGACGATGATGAACCCAGACGAAAGGGCTATCGTCATTTCCATGCTCAAAGGGCAGATGGGATCAGACACCAGCGGGAACACCGTGGAGAAAACAGCAGGGGCGGCAATCCGAGGATTTGCTGGAAAGCTGCGTGGGTTTTCAAGCTACACCGAGCGCAACTATTTAGGCCGAGGAATGAGTGAGTTGACCACAACCGGCACAGTTGATGCCAGTCTGGACACTCCTGAAAAAATCAGTCAGCGCATTTCAAGCGGATTGCCGCTGGTCTCAAAGCTGGAAGGTGATATCGGCGGCACGATTGCTAAGCCTTCCAGAACAGTTACCCCAGAGGAGCAGGCAAAGGTGCAAGAAATGATTGCTGCAAAAGTGCAGCGGGCAGAGGTGGCAGCGCAAGCCATTGGCATTCTTGAAGGAACCATTGACCCCATCAAAGCGGACAAGGCACTGAACGAAGGTCTTCTTGCGTCCACCGGCACTTATGTTCAAAAGACAGCGATTGACCTTGGATACTCCTTGGGGGCAATGGCGACAATTGCTATCCCGTACGCTGGACTTCTGATCGCCCAAGGCGGATACGCCGACGATGAATACATGAAACTGCGCGAGGAGGGCAACGATCCCGCGACGGCACACATGGCATCACAATTTACGGGAGCAATGCAGGCAGGGTTTGAGCGTGTGGCTTTCCTGTTCAACTTCGTGCCATCGTCTGTAATTGCACGGGCTACGGCAACAAGAGCAGGCAGCAGGATAATGGGAGTGCGTCCGGCGCTTGAAACCTCGACCACGTTCCGAGTGCT